TCTTCTATTAAAATCATATTGGATGCACACATAAATCTCTATTCAGATATTCGCGCATTTTATACCATTAGTGAAAATCAAAACTTTGATCCTATATTCACACCATTCCCTGGATATAATAATTTGGACCAAAGAGGTGAAATTATTGATTTTGAGAATAGTGATGGACTTTCAGATAAATTTATTTCTCCATCAAATTCTGTTGGATTTATTTCTCCAGAACTTGAATATAGGGAATATACATTTACAGCAGATCAATTATCACAATTTAGATCATATAGAATTAAACTTGTTATGACATCAACTAATCAAGTTTATGTACCTAGAGTAAGAAATCTACGAGTAATTGCACTTGCTTGATATGAGTTACATTAAAGTAAAGGGTCACGATCACTTAATTCGAGATCCCAAAACAAATTCAATTCTTAATACCAACATGTCAGAGTATAATGAATATATTTCTAAAAGAGATTCTAAATTAAAAGATAATCAAAAAGTACAAAACTTGGAATCTGATGTTGCTAATATGAAAGAAGATTTGGATGAAATTAAATTTTTACTTAGGAGGTTAGTTAATGGATCCTGATGAAGTAACACTTGAAAACTTGACCAAAAATTTTGAATATGTAAAATTTAGCAACCAAATAGATACTATCAACAATATTGAAGATCTTAGAAATCTTGCAAAATGTTATTTTAAACTATATCTTAAGCAGCAAGAAGTTCTTTGTCAATTTCCAACACTTAAATCATAAATATTTCTAAAGGAAAATAATAAATGGCACAACCATCAACTAGACAAGAACTCATAGATTATTGCAAGAGAAAACTTGGAGCTCCTGTGCTTGAAATTAATGTTGCAGATGAGCAGATTGATGATCTAGTTGATGATGCAATTCAATTCTTTCAAGAAAGACATTATGATGGTGTCTATCCAACTTTTTTTAAATATAAAATCACAGCAGATGATATTGCTAGAGGAAAGGGAACATCAAATAATACTCCAGTAGGAATTGTAACTACTACTGCAACAGCAAATATTGTAGGGACAGCAGTAACTTTTTCATATACAGAAAATAGCAATTATTTACAAGTTCCACCAAATGTTATAGGTGTGAATAAGATTTTTACTTTTGATGGATCAAATACTACAACTAATAGTATGTTTAGTATTAAATATCAATTATTTTTAAATGATATTTATTACTTTGGAACTACAGAACTTTTAAGTTATGCGATGGTTAAAACATATTTGGAAGATTTAGATTTTCTTTTAAATACACAAAAACAAATTCGTTTTAACAAAAGACAAGATAGATTGTATATTGATATTGATTGGGGATCGGTTACTGAAAATCATTATCTTATTATTGATTGTTATTCAACATTAGACCCAAATGATTATGCTAGAATTTATAATGATTCTTTTATAAAACCATATTTAACATCACTCATCAAACGTCAGTGGGGGCAAAATATGATGAAATTTACTGGTGTTAAACTTCCAGGTGGAGTTGAGTTGAATGGAAGACAGATGTATGATGACGCACAGAAAGAATTAGATGTGCTTATGGAAAAAATGTCTAATACGTATGAACTTCCACCATACGATATGATTGGTTAAAATATGCTTAACCCATTTTTTCTTCAAGGATCTAAATCAGAACAAGGTCTAATTCAAGACCTTATAAATGAACAACTGCGAATGTATGGTGTCGAAGTTCATTATCTTCCAAGAAAATATATAACAGAAAAAACTGTAATGAGGGAGGTAATTGAATCCTCATTTGATCGTTCATATCCAATTGAAGCATATGTTGAAAACTTTGATGGATATGGTGATAATACAACAATCTTATCAAAGTTTGGTATTCAAGCACTTAATGAACTAACAATTGTAATATCAAGAGAAAGATTTGAAGAATATATAACACCATTAATTAAAGATCAGGCAAATATTAAATTATCCACAAGACCTAAGGAAGGAGATTTAATTTATTTTCCTCTTGGTGATAGATTATTTGAAATTAAATTTGTTGAACATGAACAACCTTTTTATCAACTTCAAACAAATTATGTTTATACCTTAAAATGTGAATTATTTAGATATGAAGATGAAATTATTGATACTGGAGTTGACTTTATTGATGATATCCTTTCTGGAAGTTCTGGAAGTGGTATCTCAACAATTTCTCTTGGTACAGTACAAAAACTGAATATGATAGGTGCTGGAGTAACTGCAACTGCTATTACTACAATCGTAAATGGTGGTATAAGGTTCTTTACTGTTACAAACAGAGGTGGTGGATATACACATGCACCACGAGTTGCAATATCTTCAGCACCTTCTGGAGGAGTAACTGGTATTGGTTCAGCAACACTGATTAGTGGAATTGTTGTTTGTGCAGAAAATGTAAACCCTGCAGCAAAATCAGTTCAATCAGTAGAGGTTATTAATCCAGGTGTAGGATACACAATTGCTCCTCAAGTATTATTTTTTGGAGATGGGGTTGGAGCAGCTGCTACATCAACTATTGGAGACGGTGTTGTTGGAATAATTACTATAACAAATGGGGGTGGTGGATATGTTGGCATTCCTACAATTACATTTACTGGTATTGCAACAGTATCTGCTGCTGCCACTGCTATAGTAAGTGCAGCAGGAACAATTACTCAAATTAGAATTACAAATGCTGGATTGGGATATACTGCATCACCAATTATTACTATTGCAGACCCACCACAAATTGTTGGTGTTGGAACTTTTGCCTTTAACGAAATCGTAACAGGTTCTACAAGTGGAACAACTGCAAG